TTACCCCGCTAACTTAATACCTCTCACGCCCCCAGCCAATATGCTTCCTGCATCAGCTGCTTCTATAAAGTCAGCCCACCATTGCATCATAGGTCGTCGCGGCTCAAGGTAATCACTGCGGTTGTAAGCTCGACGTACCTCATTCTTATCCACATGTGCAAGTGCTGCCTCAATGACATCAGGTGGAAAACCTTGTTCATTAAGGGCCGTACTTGCAATAGATCTCAGCCCGTGTGAAACGAGCACCCCACCAAAACCTGCGCGTTTTAGCGATGCGTTTACGGTCTGACTGTTCATCGGCTTGTTTGGCTTGATGCGGCTGGGAAAGATAAATTCTCGATTTCCACTTAACGGCTTCATCATCTCCAGTATCGCAATTGCTTCATCTGACAATGGAACAGTATGGTCGCGGTTCATTTTCATACGTGCTGCAGGAATCTTCCACTCTCGCGCTTCTATGTCTACCTCTTCCCAGCGAGCTTCAGCCGCTTCGACAGGGCGGGTAATAGTAAGAAGTTGCCACATGAACAGGCAGCGTGTTGAGAGGCTAATGCTGGCTGTTCGCATTGTCTGCATCAGTTGAGGTAGCTGATCCGGTCGAATACTGGGCATGTTCTTTTTCTGAGGTTTCTCGAAGGCTTTACCGATATGAACGCTGGGAACAGCATCAATCAGTCCTGTGTTTTGGGCATAGATCATGACCTCATTAATGCGCTGGCACAGGCGACGAACGGTTTCCAGTGCTCCTCTGGCCTGAACCGGTTGCACGGCCTGAACCAGTGTATGAGCTTTAATATCTGTAACGCTAACGTCGCCAATCGCAGGAAAGACATCTCTTTCAAGAGAGCGCCAGATATCTTCCGTATAGTCCTCTGTCACACTAGCTTTCTTCACATTCCACCTACGTTCAGCTACGAGCTGGAAAGTATTTGTTTTGGCTTCCAGCGAACTGCGCAATTGTTCTTGCTGATGTTCCTGCGGATCGATCTGTTTAGCCAGGAGTGAGCGGGACTCTGCACGGTAGTTTCTGGCATCGGCAAGGGTAACTGACGGGTAGGGGCCTATGCTCTTCTTTGCTCGTTTCTTGGTGACAGGACGAATGTAGCGAAACTGCCAGATTTTACTCCCGCTGGATTTGATGAGTAGCTCAAGGCCATCGCCATCATAGAGAACGTAGTCCGCTTCTTTGGGTTTAGCAGATTCGATTTCCTTAACGAATAGAGGTTTGGTTTGTCTTGCCATTGCCGGGTTTCCATAGTTTTAGGCACCTCAAAAGCAATATAGCTTTATGAGGTGCCTAACAAGGTGCCTAAAAGGTTCGGATTTAATTAGTTGGCATCAGACTTCGCGGGACAAATTCAAGGCACAAAAAAGCCCGCATGGCTTGCGCCGTGCGGGCTCTTAGGACTTCATCGGATGACTCTGGTAATCACCGATGGAGAATTTTGGGCTGGCGTCCCTGTAATACATCCTTTAATGCTTTGATTATTAAATGTATTAATGATTTGTATTTTACATTAAGGTGCAATAAAGGGATAAAAAAAGTATTGTGGCTAAAAATCAGTCATATTTTAAATGTCATGATAGCGGTGAGGAGTTGAACTCATGAGTTCAACTTCCGAAGGGGATTGAATGACTGTCAATGTAAAATAGTCAACTAAAAAAGCACTTTTTGCTAAAAAAGTTGTTGATCGTCATAAGCGATATTCGAATAATAGCTTCTGTCGAAAAACAATGGGAGAGATAAATGAAAGAAAAAAACAACTTTATACGTTTACCTGAAGTTCTGGAAAGAACTGGATTTTGTAAAGCTTGGATTTATCGTTTGATTAGTCGTAACGAATTCCCTTCACCTATAAAAATCGGTGATCGTGCAATCGGGTTCGTCGAAAGTGAAATAGATGCGTGGATTGATGAAAAGATTTATTTCTCAAGAAATAAAGCCGCCTGAATGTTATTACATGTTTTTTGATTTATTCCTGACGGGATTAGTCATTAAAAGTAGAAAACCTCTCAAAATCGCGTATAGAGCGTTTTAGAGCCACATATGAAAAATATTATTTATTTAAAATAAAAGACTGGTTTTTGAACTGGTCTTTTTTGTTTTTTATCTAATCGCGTTTTTAAAATATTTTTGATTTTATCTATTGACTGATATTATATATAGATTTATATAATATAAAGATACAAAATATTAAAAATCTTCGCTGACTTTTAACTAATGTTAAATACCACTTCCAGAAGATTTTAATCTTTAATAAAGCAATAACGCTAATCCTGTGTATCGGGTATAAGAATGAAGGTTCCTCAAGTGTTTGGCAATTCTTATGTTATTGTGGCAGTGCCGGATGACGCGTAGCTGCCAACCTGAATCGCACAATCTAAAAAATTTACAAATAGTAGTATAAACTCTTTAGTAAAACGAGAGTCGTTTGAAAGTTTAATGATTTGTGTTTGCGCGGGTCGTGGGGGAAGTATCAGGATGGAAACGTTCTGAATATTTTCAAGGCGCAATGAGCATCTCCTATCTTTCTATTTTAGCCTTTTTGGCGTGGGGGGTAGGGGGGGAATGCTTAAAGAAAAACTATTTCCTCCTTCGGAGGAAAACTACTACGGCTGGAAGCCGCCCCGCTAAAACACAACCCCCAAAACCTTAAAACCAAAAACTTTTAAATTAATTAATTAGTACTACTAGTACAAAAGTTTTTTAATAAAAATAAATATAAAATCCCAAATAAAAAATATAAAAAGTAAAGTGTTATTTAATGAAGAGCTAATAGAAATATAAGTGAAGTTAGATCATGGATAAAATATAAAAGAAGTTGGATTACGCCAACTTCTTTTATAAATAAAATGGTATTCGATTTAGATTAATCTAACAAACCGCGAGAAGTTTTACTTGCCGTTTGTCTAAAGGTATAGCGTTCAACAACATCACCTTTAAACCAGATCTCAAGATCTTTCATGTGAGCTGTGCTGCTGTTCTTTAATAATGCTAATCCCGGTATGTAATTTGAAATCTGGGATTCACCGGACATAACGGAATACCCCCACATTTCTTTACCATCGTTAGTTTCTTTAGTCTGAGGCTCCCCATAAAAACGAAGGATATCTTGTTGAGTAGTTTTACCCTTGATAATCTTAGAGGCTATATTCTGCTGTGTTTCGTCTTTAATAGATTTGTTTCCATAAACGGTACAACTCGCCAAAGGAAGAATAATAAATGCTGCCGCAATCAATCTTTTCATATCAACTCCAAATATAAATAATAAAACATAACAAGGTTATAAAACGTATTTATTAAAAATGAGAAGCCAGCGATCGCAGATCTCCTGATTGGTCGATGATGTTTTGTTTTTCATTGGTAGATTGATTTTCCATGAAGGATTTTTTATATCATCTGTCAGTATAAAAATACCGGAACGCTGATTAGCTAACATTTGTTCATTACTGTTAGCTCCAGCGGACTTTATCATAGAGTTTAGATTATTACCTGTGCTGTAAATTTTTCCGGCTTCGGATAGCGTATAATTTATTTCCCTGATGTTGTCGTATTTGAAAGTGCTGTCCTTATCTGTATTGAAAATACGTACTGTGTGTTTTTTAGTATCAATGACTACACCGGTGTTTTGACATTCATATGAGAGGACATCACCATCTAATACCTCTGTGTAAGTATTGAGATATCTTCTTTTTTTAGGGCCAAAGTAAAACAGTTGGCAGAGAATCAGGATAAAAATCACTGCCCAAAAAAGAAAAATAATGTTTTCGGTTTTCATAAAATTTCATTCCTCATAGAGCGATAGTTTTTAACTTAATCATGAAGATACCAAGGTGATTCGCCCGGTCTTCCACGCTCCGAGCATACCATGAAGAGGGCTGCTCTCAAGTAAAATGATCGTTATCACAGATCAATTATTTAATATTGATAGTTTTTAGCGATTAAAAAGTGATTATCGATCGGTGTATCAATTGTTTTAATCGATCGATAGTGACTTTATGATAGGTATTGACTATCATTATATCGATTTTGATCGATATAAACGATACGATGGCAGGTGAAAATAAACCAATACTATCAATTGGTTAAAGTGAATATAACTCCAAGTCATTCATTGGGGACAAAAAATGAGCAAAATATCTAGCGCGGTATTGGTCGGTTTCTTCTGTTCTCATATGTTTCACGTTCTTCATTAAATCTCTGTTCAGTTAATGATATTGATTGTTTAGCTGTATGAAGTTTATTTTTAAACTCACTTTTTGACTGTGTTTTGTTATCTTGAGAAAGTTCAGGAACGGCAGCGCCGCCCATCAGATAAGCTTTTTTCTTTGCTGCTGCTTCTTTATTTTCTAAATCCTCTAACTCCTCTTTTTGTGCTTCTGTTAAGTGTAGATTCTTATCTACTTTCTCATCGGTTAAATTAATATTTGATGTTGAACCTATAGCCGCTGCTGGACTGCTTTTACTATTATTTTTAGTGGTGTGAACTTTGATTTCATTATCAGCATTAAGATCTGCTTTATCTTCTTTATTGAGTTTAGATTGAAGATATTCGCCAACTTCGCCGAGTCTATTTTGCGGGTTGTTTTCATTGCCTCCCTGTGTAGCATCTTGCAAAGATGCGGCAGGGGAGGAAGCTGGAGCCAGCGGCGAGGGCTTAAGCTGTTTCTGTTCAATGTGGTTAAGTGCTTTTGCCTCTTGTGATACTTTCACTTCTTGGAGCACGTCAAAGCGTGCTTGTCGCTCTGGATTGCGGCTATGGCCTCTATGGATAGTCGGCGGTCTGTCTAAGCTGATTGCCTGCGCCTCTTGCTCAACCGTTCTGAGAGGGGGCAGGATAGCGTCAAACTCTGCTTTTTGTTCTTTCAGTGATCTGTGATCGATATGCGCATCGATGCCAGCCTTTTGCATGTGCTCGTTTGCTGTGTCTGCCCAACTCTTGCGCCATTGCTCTAACAGTTCTTTATCGTTCCATTTCCTTTCCTTCTGACCGAACCCCGCGCCGTCAGGAGTAAGGTGGCGAGTAGTTAGCATTACGTGAAAATGCGGGTTGTCGCTATCGAGTTTGTGGAAGGCTATATCAGCAATCATTCCATTTTTTACAAAATGCTCTTGGCAAAAATCTATTGCTAACACCTTTTTTTGTTCGTCTGTCATTTCGACAGGAAGCGCAATATTAAACTCGCGTGCTAACTGCGCATCTTTTCTTTTTTCGCTTTTTTCTATCGTGTTCCATAAATACGCAGGCTTTAAAAAATTACGGTCTGCGCTTTCAGGTATTAATATCATACTGTCTGAAATACCTTTCTTTTTGCTGTAGTCGTGGATCTCTCCTGTGTGTTCGTCCATTAACTTTTCGCCGTGGCGATAAGCTGCCGCAGCTACGCTACTATGCCCCTTGCTGCGTGTTATTGTTTGAGCGCTCATATGAAATATTGCCATTGTTTTTATCTCCTGATATTGAAAACACATACTTTTTAAAACAAGCAAAATATATTTGCTTTTTTAAAAAGCGATTAAGTAATATTAAGCATAAAGCGAATATTACTTTTTATTTTTATGCGTTAGTAAATCCCCATTTATGGGGCGCACACATTCGAAGAATGTATAAGTGCGCTATTGTAGTTTTTAGCAAAACTAAAATAGCCGCTATACGTAAACCTTTTATCTATAAAATCGCGCTCTGGAAATGAAAATACATATATCGCGCTTTACTTAAATAAATATATTACTTAAAATATATATAACAGAAAAACATAAAAATAAAAGAGGTGAAATATGAATGATAATGATAAAAAAATAGAAGTGGCAGCGTCTGAACTTGTTAGATTGATTATTAAAAAGCTACAAGATGAAAATACGGATGTTATATGTAGAACAAGCTTATTTATAACTTACAATCTTTTTTCTCATGAAAGCGATTTTACTGTTGTTTATGACACGTTAGGGGGAGATCTGGAATGATTGGAAATTATAACAATGATTACGACTATGATGATAATGAGTATTTAAATGATGACACTATAGAAATCCCTTTGAGCTGTGAAGATGACGAATATAGAGAGGATTATTTAAGAGATCAAGAGCAAGAACAAAAATCTGTTTTACAGAAAATGATTGAGTATAAAAATGAAAATGCATTTTTTGGTCATTTATACGAAATGTCCGGCGTTTTTGGTTTTACTGTTGTTTTATTGTTAGGGTTTATTTTTACGCTGCCGATTTTGTTTATAGCTGGATTGATTGCGTTTTTTATTACGATAAAAGAAAAGAGAGGTTCTAAAAATGGCATTTAATATTGATAAATATAATAAATTGAAAAAAGAACTTGAACAAAAAGCAAACTTACTAAATAGGTTGGAGCAAGAAATGAAAGCTGAAAAAAGAAAAGAAGATACAGCGCGAAAAATAAAAATTGGTGCTGAGTTAATAAGGATAGTTAGAGAGAATAGCAAAGAAGTATCTGACGAGTTAGATTTTACTAATGATTTATCGCTATTGGTCGGGGCTTTAACTAATCATATGGTATTAAAAAGAATATACGATCAGCGCGAGTTTTTGAGAGCGGAAGGGGATAAGAGGCTTAACGAATGGAAACTAAAAAATAATAAAAAAAGGAGTAAAACGGATGAATAACTTAAGACCTAACCCGAACCCTCCACGCGAGGGAACGGCGGACATGATTAACCGCCTGAACTTCTATGATACGTCTTTTACTTGCTTACATTTTTTAATGATAGATTTTGATAATGACATGCAAGAAATGAAAAGAAAAAAAGATTTTCACCCGCTCCAGCTTTTAAACAAGCACGATAGAGAAAGTTTAGATTTAGAGATATTAAATATTATTAGAATATCACTTGCTAGCAAAATGTTAGATATTCAAAGTGAAGAACTATTGAGTGCTGATTTATATTTTAATAAAAAAGATGAGTTAGACATGGGGGAGGATGCGAGAATAATAGGTTTTGTGTTTAGAGACTTTGTAAAACAAAGAATAGAAACAGCGATTAAAACTATTGAGGAGAAAAATATATGAATATATTAGGTTTAATAGCAAAAGCAAAACCTGCGGTAGACGATGGCGGCGGTAGTCTCATTCCTGCCGCGATGGGTTTTTTTATTTGTGCTTTTTTAGTTGCTATCATTGCCTCTGTTGTTTCTAGTGCTTTTCGTTCTGCTAAAAATTCAGCAGACGTGAGTATAAACAATGCAAAAAAATATCACATAGCACTAATAAAAGAGCAGTATAGAAAGAAAGGCGGGGGCTGATATGTTTTATTTAATATGTATGGTTTTTATGGTCATATTTTTTATTGCTTGTATGTTGTCGGTTATATATGCGTCTGAAATATATCAGTGGCAGCATTATAACAGCTATAAGTTTAAGCAATGGTTAAAAAGTGGGAGTATAAAAAAAGATGCGCATGAAGAAAAAATAAAAAGGAAGTGAAAAAAATGACTATAGATTATATATTAAAACTTCTTAAAAAATACAATATAGATTTTGATGCTAACGAGTTTGTAAAAGCAAGTTTTAATATTAAGATGAAATACTACAAGTTAATATTAAATGAAAAGGAGAGGCTGAAAGAAAATAAAATATTAGATGAAGCAGTTAAACAAAAAATAAAAATAGAAACTGACACATTTGACGCTGAAAAATTTCAAAAAGAAGCTGATGAACGTTATAAGTTATTCATGGAACGCCGCAATCTCTCCAATAGAGAAAAATAACAACTCCTATATTTAGGACGTCAAGAAGAATGGCGGGGGCTCCCTTTTAAGGGTTCCGCTATTGTTCTTGATGACACATAGATAAAGAATTTTTATGGGTGGGTGATTCACGTAGTGAAACACTCCACCTATTAGACCTTTTTATCACGGCCTTACATGAAAAAGCATATGTTTAGATCTGCTGAAATGTTCTTAGTACAATCATAAATTATGCTTGAGTGGTACTTCTCTTTGCATGTAAATACCGTCGTTTGGGCGTTTTCGCTCTTCAAAATGGATAGCTAATGATAGATACATTATTGAGTTACGAGCTAAGCCAATGAGTTGCATAATTCTTGATTCGAATTGGCTTATTGGCACTAAAAGACAATGTGATGATAGTTTTTCTTTTTCATGGATTTTTGCTTTTAAGTCTGAATGCTTAGTATTTAGTTTGTTAATCTTTTCTTTAAGCTGTTTAGATAAATGAGGGTCATGGTCTTCATTTGTTTTTTTTATCTTTAATTCAATTTCTCTAATTTCATCTGGTATCGTATTGACCTCTCTTTGCAATTTTGTAAATTCTTCATCATTGTAAGTATTATGTGATGTTGCGAGTTCATAGCCAAAATCATCAACAATTTTCAATGAACGATGTTCCATAGCATTTCTGATTTCAGCAAATGCTACAGCATTTGGATCTAACCATTTTGATACTGAATCAGAGCTACCAACTTTGCGAATATCTTTTAATATATAGAATAAAGCATGGATAAAAGGATTATCACTATCCTTAAGTTTTTTATGGGGCTTCCATTCATTATTCTTGCCTGTGAAGTCGCGAAATAAATTGTCGATGCTTATTTTTCTGTCATGCTTTAAGTCATTTAAATCAAAAAAATGGCTAATTAGGTATGCTATTTTGTCAAAAAGTGAATATATTATTCTGAATGCTGATTTGTATTGGGCAACCTTTAAATTGTTAATTGAGTAAGTCATATCTTCAACGTGTTGAAAAGTTGAGTTGAATATATGAGGCGCATCGTCCGGTATATCCTTTGAGGAGTATATTAAATACCGCGCATAGCAGTAATCATTTTTTAATTCATCATAATTACCATGGTATGATAATTCTTCATGCATTGTAAGCGCACCATTAAGAGATTGGATAAATGATGGTAATGAAAAAATATCTTGGTAAGTAATCTGGTAATCGCAAACATCATTTAAATCATTAAGGAAAAGCTTGTTTTTTGCACACCATTCAAAATACTTTTTCTGTTTTATTGATGTGAGTTTTTCAGTGTATTTCATGAAATAATCGAAAGATGATATCTCAAAATTATCCTCAAACCATTTTTGGAAATTGTGTAATCGCCCCCCATCCTCAAGTGATTCTTTTTGTTCTGGATATTGTTTTTTGAAATTATCGAGTCCCTTTTTTAATAGATTGTAAGCAATGAAATAATGATATTCAGAATGTCCTTCATCGTATAGTGAATTGCCAAGAAATAATTCATTATTGGCTTTTGATATAATTGCTACGGGATTGTTATCTATAGAAATAGCTTTGTCATAGTGAGGGATACAGCATAGTGCTCTTCCCTGTGATGAAAGACGGTTAGCTAAATTTGTCTCAATCATAGATCTAAGACTATCATATGCATGAATGTTATTTACGTGTTCCTGCCAGTTTGCTTTAGGGAGAGTATGTATGGCTTTTCTGTAGAAGATGACCGATTTCATCAAATCATCTGAATACCACTCTGTTTTACGTGTTTCATAGAGTTTGGAATAACAATTTCCTAGACAGTAGAGATAATGGGCTTCGTACAAGGGGTGAGAAAAGGTGAAATCCTGTTTTGTATAACTTTCGACTAACGCAGCTAAAGAAGCGTGATCACATGTAATGATGTATTGATCCGCAAGTTTACTGAACTCCTCAAGTTCATCTTTTACCATTAACAAGGGAACTCCTTAAATATTGATAATTATTGATTGCCGAACTTCGATATTAAAAGATAGTATACATTTCTGTGTTTTATCATGCGGCAATAGACTTATATTTTTGTATTTGGACGTAATCACTCCACCATTGCATTAACTCGGCACGCTCGGCTAAATATTCTGCACGGTTGTATGCCGCAATGATTTCATCTTTTTTAGAGTGAGCGAGGGCTGCTTCAAGAACTTCTGTTCTGAACTTACTGGATTCCTCGGCGGCAGTTCTGGCAATAGAACGCATACCATGTGCCACCATTTCACCGCCAAAACCCATGCGGATTATCGCTGCGTTAGCTGTTTGCTCGTGCATATGGCTAAGAGGAGCTTTGATGCTGGGGAAAACCCACTCACGATGACCGCTGATTGGTTTCATGGATTCAAGAATACGCATAGCTTCCTTACTCAATGGAACCTTGTGGGGCCGTTTCATCTTCATGAACTCAGCGGGGATGTTCCAGAATCGGTTCTCTTCGTCGATGTCAGTCCAACGCGCCCGAACGGCTTCACCGGGCCGAACCCAAGTCAATAACTGCCACTCGATAAGCATACGTGTTTCTAAACGTATAGAAGCGTTTGCTAATGCTGATATGAAACGAGGTAGCTCACTTGGGGGGAGGGCTGGCATGTTTTGCTTCTTTGGCTTGCTGAAACGCTGTGTGAGGTTATCTGCAGGGTTGAACTCAATAAGCTCTTCTGTGGCCGCATAACGGAAAATTTCGTTCAGTCGTGAAATTATACGGCGTAGAGTTTCAAGGACACCTCTTTGCTCGATAGGGTCAAGATGTTGTTTCAACATCTTAGGGCGGATCTCTTTAATGGGAACCTCCCCTAAAGTAGGAAAGATGTTCCGCTCAAGGCTACGCCAGATATCCTTAGCATGATCTTGCGATATGCCTGATGTTTTAATTTTTTCATCAAGCCATTTTTTCGCCACTGTCTGGAATGTGTGTTCAGTGGCATCTTTGAGCGCTTTAGCTTTTTGCTCATTGTGGGATTGGGGATCGATACCCTGTGCAAGCAAAGAGAGGTATTCATCCCGGAGCGCTCTTGCCTGTGCAAGAGTCAGGTAGGGATAGAACCCAAGGCTCATTTTGGCCCGTTTCTTGGTTAAAGGAACGGTATAGCCGAGGTGCCAGATTTTTTTGCCACTTGGTTTGATACGCAGGAACAAGCCATCTCCATCCCATAGCGTGAACTCTTTCTCTGTGGGCTTGGCCTTTTTGATCTCTGTGTCAGTGAGTTTTGTTGCTACCTTCGGCATTTTTGCTCCCTCGTTTTTACTCCCTCATCGACGAGGGATAATAGGAGGGTGCCATAAGGAGTGGTTTCTAGCAATTCTCAGTAGACTTCACTGGACATGAAAAAGGCCGCAAACCCTTATGGAATGCGGCCTTAGTAGACTTTAGTAGACGTCATTTTACTAAAAAGTGGTGGAGCTGGCGGGAGTTGAACCCGCGTCCGAAATTCCTACATACCATTTTTAGTATAGTAAAAACAGTGTATTGCGTTTAAAAACAGCGTGTTAGTATTATTAAGTATTCGTCCGTTTTACGCGTTTTTAATGCTCTGCCGCCAAAATGCCGCCATAAATTAGCGCTTCCAATTGAGGTTATGAAGCGGGTTTTTTGTCACTGCGTCTTCAAGGTGGTCAGGGGCAAAGTGAGCGTAAACCATCGTCATTTTTATATCGGCATGGCCCAGAATATCACGCAGTACCAGTATGTTTCCGCCGTTCATCATAAAATGGCTGGCGAAGGTATGGCGCAGCACGTGGGTACATTGGCCCTCCGGTAGCTCAATGCCAGCTCGCTTTATTGCTCGTTCAAAGGCTTTTCTGCACGGGGTGAATAACTTCCCTCTATTCTTGGGGAGTTCGTCATACAGATCCTGAGATATTGGCACGGTACGGTTTTTCTTGCCCTTCGTCTTGGTATAAGTGATGCGGTATTTTGATAGCTGATGGCCCTGCAGGTTTTCGGCTTCACTCCATCGGGCGCCAGTTGCCAGGCATACTTTTGCAATCATCAGCAAACTGGGACTCTGCGAATCAGCACAGGCATCCAGTAGACGCTTAATTTCTTCAGGTGCTAGGAATGCCAGTTCGCCCTCTGCGATTTTGAATGTTGGCAGCCCAGCGAGCGGGTTGGGCGCTGGCCAGTGGCCCAGCTTTTTCAGTGTGCCAAAAACAGATGATAGGTTACGTTGTTCAAGGTTTACCGTACGGGGTTTAACTGGCGACATAAGCACGCCATCTTCATTTTTTACTTCACCTTTTAACCGTGCTTCCCGGTATTTTGTAAAATCGCCTGCGGTTAACTCTGAGGCAATGGGATCGCCCAAGCCATTACAAATAATGCTGAGTTTTGCCATCAGGCGTTTGGGGTCTGCCAGCGTCTGCCCATAAAGTGAATGCCACTGCTCAATCACTTCTGATAAATGCCGCCGATCTTCCTTCTCCCCCAGCCACGGTTTTTTGTTCACCTCATCCATGGTGTGGTTTTCGAATGCTATGGCCTCGCCTTTAGTCGCAAATTGCTTGCGTACACGCTTGCCATCCCGTCCGTTCGGGTAGCATTCACACAACCATTTTCCGTTAGGCTGTTTTCTGATGCTCATAAGTTAGAGGCTCTTGATTATTTTTAAAGCGCGGCCCACTACCTCAATGTCGTCTAGGCTGCACTCAAAGGATGATTCGTCTTGATGCACCACTAATCTGTTTCCTGGTAGACGTGTTAACTTAACGATGCTTTTTATTCCGTCGATATCTACCAACCATATGCCATTAACTGGTGGAGTCTGGCTGCGGTCTACTAAATAAGAATCTCCAGCAGTATTAACTAACAATAGGTCGCCTGAGTCTGAGGGAAGCAGGCTGGTATCAATGATTGCTTTTCCTGCCTCGACCAATAAACCACCGTTGAGAGTTGCCTTGTCAATTTCAGGGGAAACAAGTTCCGAAAGAGGTTTAACCTTGCCGGAGTTCACGAAATTGATATCTTTTTTATGGTCAATATTTGAACCTGGCTCTCCCTGTCCGGTAGTGAGCCACAGTAACGAAACTCCCGTTTCTAAAGCACACTGAATCACCCATTCCGCCGGAAAACTATCTCTTAAGTATCTGTTTGCCATGGTGCTTTTTGATGCACCCAAGTGATCACACAGTTGTTGTCTGGACTTAAAATCGTAGGCAGCCATTAACCTATGTATAGCCTCTCTTCCCCCGGTATTCTCGCCAGCTTTCACCTGTATCATTTTTCAATCCTATTGACGTATCAAAAATTGGATCGTAGTATCTCGATGTATCAATTATTGAATCAAATAAAACAAGATAAAACGACGTAAACCAAACCTTAACCGAGAGATATTGCACTATGAGCACTGATATTTCAATTCGTGTACCAAAAGAGATGGCAACGCCTGCTGAGTTCGCGGAGTGGGAAGGTATCTCCCGTGGCTCCGTGTATCAAAAAATTCACCATGGTAAGCTTGCTAAGTACATGGTGAAGAAAGAAAAAAATAAAGGACGTGTAAGCCTGCGGTACCTGATGTACAAAACCGACCAGGTTCGTGAGTCTCTTGGTCATTCCAACTTCCGCGTCATTGTTGGTCAGTAAGTTCGATTATGAGAACTTTCTAAGGGGCTTGCATGTTTGATTATAAGATTTCCAAACATCCACACTTTGACGAAGCCTGCCGGGCTTTCGCGCTGCGTCACAATATGGCGAAGCTGGCAGAACGCGCAGGAATGAATGTCCAGACGCTGCGCAATAAGCTGAACCCGGAGCAACCGCATCAACTTACGCCGCCGGAGATCTGGCTGCTGACTGATATCACAGAAGACTCAACGCTGGTTGACGGTTTTCTGGCTCAAATCCATTGCCTACCGTGCGTGCCATTAAATGAAGTGGCAAAAGAGAAGTTGCCGCACTACGTCATGAGCGCCACCGCTGAAATCGGGCGAGTTGCCGCCGGTGCCGTTACTGGCGATGTGAAAACAACCGCCGGGCGCCGTGACGTGATCAGCAGTATCAATTCAGTAACTCGTCTGATGGCACTGGCTGCCGTTTCCATGCAGGCCCGCCTGCAGGCCAACCCCGCAATGGCAAGTGCGGTGGACACCGTAACGGGCCTTGGCGCTTCGTTCGGCATTATCTGAGGTGAACATGGAAGAGAAAAATAAAGGCAGCAAACACGCTAATAACTCCTGCTGCCTATGTGCATGTGAAAAGTGTGATCAGGTCCTTAATTCAGCTTCTGAGGCGTTAAAAAACCGCTTAAAAGCTGAGCGAGAGACATTTTTACTTCTGCTTCAACGCCTGCGGTCGCAGCATGTTGATTAACGGTAGCGGTCTGAAGGATTTTAATAATTTGATTTTTTTGTTCTTCGGAAAGAACAGAAAAAATAGCTTGCAGCAGGATTGAGTGGGCGAGGACATCGACTCTGGTTTGATTACCTGCCTCAGTAAGGACGTTAGTTAACTGTTTAAGAGCTTCGTTCTGTTGTTCGTTATTTTTCATGTCTTTTCCTTTCTGGCTGTGTGGAAACACCAGAATACCACGGGCCGGGCGTGGTTAAACATCCCGGCACATATTGGAGGGGTTATGGAAGAACCAAGTTTTGCATCATTATTGAAAAAACAAAGTCCAGCTATGCACTGCGGCCATGGCTGGATTATCGGGAAAGATGGCAAGCGCTGGCACCCGTCCCGCTCTCAGGATGAACTGCTGGCAGGGCTGACCACTACCAAACGGGGGAAACCATGGCTATTGAAGGCGCTGCGGCGACTGTTCCATTAAGCCCGGGTCAACGTATGGAAGGGCTGAACCGAATAGCGGAATTAAGGGCGAATGTGTTTGGTCTGAATATTGAGCCAGAGCTTGAAAGGTTTATTAAAGATATGCGCGACCGCCGCGATATAAACCATAAACAAAATGAGCGGGCACTGGCAGCCATATTCTTTATGGCAAAAATTCCGGCAGAACGTCACGGCGTCAATATTAGTGATCTGACTACTGACGAAAAGCGGGAACTGGTTAAAGCAATGAATCATTTTCGTGCAGTGGTGAGCTTATTTCCCAAACGGCTAACCATGCCGAATTAACCCACAACAGAAATTAATGGCGTAAACCCGCCGGGCATTCTTTTGCCCAAATTCAGGAGAAAGAACAATGCAGAACGAATTACCAAAAATGTTTGCACCAGAAACCGACCAGCTTATGGCGGTGATCGATATTGCCAAACGTGAGGAGCGCAAAGGACGCGCGCTTGCAGTTTCAATCCGTCTTGAGGCGCTGGCAACCCATATCGCCAACAAAGGGTTAAACGGTATTGAAGCGGCTGAACTGCTGCGCCGTGAAGCTACCCGCTACGAAAACGAATCCCAGGAGCTGCACTAATGGCTGACTCTATGGATCTCGTACAGCAGCGGGTGGAAGAACAGCTGCAGCGCCACATCCACAATGCCCGTATCCGAAAAGTTGGGGCTTCCTCACTGGAGTGTGAAAGCTGCGGAATAGTCATTCCCGAAGAACGCCGGGCCGCCATGCCGGGCTGTGATCTCTGCGTTACCTGTCAGGAAATCGCAGAGCTTAAAGGTAAACACTACAACGGAGGCGCTGTATGAGCACCATCCTGAAATGGGCGGGAAATAAAACCGCTATTATGCCGGAACTGATTAAGCACCTTCCTGGTGGCCCACGACTGGTTGAACCTTTCGCGGGTTCCTGTGCTGTGATGATGGCGACAGACTATCCCCATTATCTTGTCGCGGATATTAATGCTGACCTGATTAATATGTATCAGGTAATTAAAGATGAAGTAGAACACTTCATTGCTATCTCAAAGGCTCTCTTTGCCTGCAACAACTTTTCTGAACAGTATTATGTTATTCGTGAAGAGTTTAATCATTTGCATTCCTTAGACTTAATCTGGAAGGCTGCTTATTTCCTTTTTCTAAATCGCCATTGTTACCGTGGGTTGTGCCGTTATAACCGGGCAGGGCATTTCAACGTACCTTACGGCAACTATAAAGCTCCCTATTTTCCCGAAGCAGAAATTCGCACTTTTGCGGAAAAGGCCCAGCGTGCAAAGTTCATTTGTGCCAGCTATGACGAAACATTGGCGTTATTGGTGCCTGGGGATGTTATTTATTGCGATCCGCCTTATGACGGTACTTTCAGTGCCTATCACACTGCCGGTTTTACTGAGGACGATCAGTATCAGCTGGCCTCTATTCTTGAGCGCCGGGCATCAGAAGGCCATCCGATCATTGTTTCGAACAGCGACACTTTTCTGACTCGTTCCCTGTATCGAAATTTCACCCATGACCGCATTAACGTAAAGCGCAGCATCGGCGTTGCCGCGGGCGAAGGAAAAAGGGCTGACGAACTTATTGCTGTACTCAAGCCGGAAGTATGGGCTGGCTTTGATCCAGCCGGCGGGCCTGATTGCTCTGTCGTGCATGAGGTGCGCGCGTGAGTCATCACGAAGTTGAAAAGCACGGCGGTGCAGAAGATTCCGCCGCTGCTTTTGCCTGGAATGTACCTAAAAAGGCGATTAACCCCTACATGGACCCGGCGGAAGTAGCGCCGGTTTCTGCGCTTTCAAACCTGATTACTCTCTATGCTGCGGATAACGAGCAGGAACAGCTGCGCCGCGAAGCCCTGAGTAATGGGGTCTGGGAACGCTATTTCTACAATGAATCCCGTGATCCTGTTCAGCGGGAAATGGAGCAGGACCAGCTGATAAGCCGCGCCAAAATGGCCCGCGAACAGCAGCAATTCAATCCCGATCTGGTCATCGTTGCTGACGTGAGCGCCCAACCGGCGCACATCAGTAAGCCGCTGCTTGAACGGATTAAATATTTCGAGGGCCTGGGCAAGCCGAAGGCATATTCCCGCTATCTGCGCGAAACCATCAGGCCGTGCCTTGAACGGCTGGAGCGCGTGCGTACCAGCCAGGTTTCTGCGTCATTCCGTTTTATGGCGAGCCACGACGGGCTGGAGGGCCTGCTGGTTCTGCCGGAAATGAACCAGGAGCAGGTCAAGCGGCTATCCACCCTGGTGGCGGCACACATGAGCATGTGTCTGGGGGCTGCCTGCGATGAACTATTTACGGATGAAGACGTTACGCCGGAAGAGATCCGGCGGTCATGGGAAAGGGTGGCCGCTGAGGCCATGCGCCTTGATGTTATCCCGCCAGCTTTCGAGAAGCTGCGCCGCAAAAAGCATCGTCGTAAGCCGGTCCCATACGAGCTTATTCCGGGATCGCTTGCCCGTATGCTTTGCGCGGACTGGTGGTATCGCAAGCTGTGGCAGATGCGGTGTGAATGGCGGGAAGAACAGCTGCGCGCTGTCTGCCTGGTTAACAAAAAAGCGTCCCCGTATGTCAGCTATGAAGCCGTGATCCACAAACGCGAACAGCGCCGCAAATCCCTGGAGTTTTTCCGCTCGCATGAGCTGGTTAACGCCGAAGGTGACACGCTGGATATGGAAGAAGTGGTAAACGCCAGTAGTAGCAATCCGGCGCACCGGCGCAACGAAATGATGGCCTGCGTTAAGGGGCTGGAGCTGATCGCAGAAATGCGTGGTGAATGCGCCGTGTTCTATACCATCACCTGCCCGTCACGCTTTCACGCGACGCTTAATAACGGCAGGCCAAACCCGAAATGGACCAGTGCCACGGTCCGCCAGAGCAGTGATTACCTGGTAAATATGTTTGCCGCCTTCCGTAAGGCGATGCACAAAGCTGGGCTGCGCTGGTATGGCGTCCGCGTTGCTGAACCACACCATGACGGCACCGTGCACTGGCACCTGCTGTGCTTCATGCGCAAAAAAGACCGCAAGTCCATCACCGCGCTGCTGCGTAAATTCGCCATTCGTGAGGACCGGGAGGAGCTTGGCGCTAATACCGGGCCGCGCTTCAAGTCTGAGCTTATCAACCCGCGAAAGGGCACCCCGACCAGTTATATCGCCAAATACATCAGCAAGAACATCGACGGACGCGGGCTGGCGCAGGAAATCAGTAAAGAAACGGGCAGATCACTGCGCGATAACGCTGAGAACGTAAACGCCTGGGCTTCGCTGCACCGTGTCCAGCAATTCCGCTTCTTTGGTATTCCTGGCCGCCAGGCGTACCGTGAACTGCGCCTGCTGGCCGGTCAGGCTGCTAGGGCGCAGGGTGACAAGAAGACAGGTGCGCCGGTACTGGAAAACCCGCGTCTGGATGCTGTGCTGGCCGCAGCTGACGCTGGATGTTTTGCCACCTACATCATGAAGCAGGGCGGCGTCCTGGTTCCCCGTAAACATCACCTTGTCAGAACTGCCTATGAGCTGAACGACGAGCCGAGCGCCTACGGCGATCACGGTGTTCGTATTTATGGCATATGGTCCCCGATCATTGAGGGCCGGATCTGCACTCATTCAGTGAAGTGGAAAATGGTTCGTAAAGCCGTTGACCTTCAGGAGGCGACAGCCGACCAGGGCGCTTGCGCCACTTGGACTCGTGGCAATAACTGTCCCCTTGCTGAAAATTTGAACCAACAGGAGAAAGATAAATCAGCTGATGGGGACCCCAGAACGGACATTACCCGCATGGATGACAAGGTGTTGCACGATTATCTGCACAGTATGAACAAAAAGGAGCGCCGGGAATTGGCTGCAAGGTTACGTCTGGTGAAACCGAAACGGCGTAGAGACTACAAACAGCGAATTACAGACCATCAACGACAGCAGCTCGTCTATGAACTGAAATCCAGAGGATTTGATGGCAGCGAGAAAGAGGTCGATTTACTCCTTCGCGGCGGCAGTATTCCGTCAGGAGCAGGCCTGCGTATCTTCTATCGGAACCAGCGTTTGCAGGAAGATGATAAGTGGCGGAACCTGTATTAATTACGCTGGTTAACAATTCGTGCTCTTAATAATACCAGGCATATCAGGCTGATAAGCGTAAAAAAAACGTTTTACATCAGTAAGATTATTATATACTGTAAATATAAACAGTGGTTATGCATACAGTGTTGCGTGTGGTGTCATAGGAGGAAAGATGCAGGACTATTTTTTGGAGTCTTTGAAGCTCCAGCGCATTGATTTTTTTCTTAAGCTTGTAGCGGCTAGTGAGTGTAGTGATGAAGAGAAGGGGCTGGCTCTGCAGTGGGTTTCTGAATTGACTGATGAACTCATGGCAAAAATCAGAAGCCACGAATACAACCGCTCAATGGATGTCATCAGCTGAGGTGACTTTTATGCGCATTGAAATAATGATCGATAAAGAGCAGAAGATTAGCCAGTCTACCCTGGACGCCCTTGAATCCGAGCTTTACCGCAATCTGCGCCCCCTGTATCCCAAAACGGTAATCCGTATCCGTAAAGGTAGCTCTAACGGTGTGGAACTGACCGGACTGCAACTGGACGAAGAAAGAAAACAAGTGATGAAAATTATGCAGAAGGTGTGGGAAGACGACAGCTGGCTGCATTGATTTTGTCAATAGACGCTTGTTTTTACTAATCAAAAAGGGTTACATATGAGTGAGAGGCGATGTCAATCAGATATCGCCTTGTTTTTTGTCAAGAAAAGAATAATAGGCTAAAAATGAAAATTAATAATGTAGCGTTACCAATATCTCTTGCTGTAATCCTAACTGGTTGCGTGCCACATGCTTCTAACCGAAATATCACTGCTATTGAAGTGGTGAAGCCTGCTATTGGGCAAAGTGCTACCGCCTACATGGGCGATCCCATTATCACATCTGCTACTGGATTTAAAACGGACGTACTAGAACTTGGTGCGGCTAATGGTGCATTGTCTTCTATCGCTGCTGGTACATATTGCAGTGAGGGGAATGGAATTTACCGCAATTATCATAACCCTCAAGCTGTTGCGTTAAAAAATCTCTATGGGCAAATCGGTAACTATGTTGATTATGTTAGTTACGATGCTGCAAAAAATGAGATATCACCGCCAAATGGTACTTCTTATACTGCATCAGAAATTTCTATCAAACGTGTTCCTGATGGGCTGTGTCGAGTTAGTAACTCATTGGTTAAGACTATCGAATACAATGGAAATGCAGGCGGTGTAATGAAGTTCACCTATCGTGAATTTGCAAACGATATGGCTCGTGCAGCATTTACAACAGATTTTTCTGTAGATTCTAAGGGAAGTGACGTTATCGCTTACAAAGGTGCCAAGTTCAAAGTGAACAAGGCTGATAACTCGTCTATTTCTTATACAATTATTTCTGGCTTTGACAAGGCTGTCACGTTCTAGGTTTCACGCTTACTGAGTATGTTACGATTTTGCACATTCTGCATACACGCGCATGTCTATGCTGCATGAGATCGCATGATCGTTTGAGGATCTTTTGTGTTAAGGCCCGCCAGTTCTGGCGGGCTTTTGCGTAGATCATGCAGGTGCATGAAAACCAATACATAAAGCGGGCAGGCGTGGCGGGGATACGAGCGCGCGCTAAGCCTTATAAGTACGGTCTATTGATTTAATTACTGGACATGTATACAGTATTGTTCTATTGTCTATTATCCCTAGGGGTTTTGGCGATGTTTGGATAAAATAACCCGCAAAATATCCATCATCAGCTAAAGCTAAACAGGGATGTCAAATGCCTTACCAATTGGTAGTGCTTAGCCCGGTTGCTAACGATATTGAACAGTTAGGAACCAAAGAGAAATTTTGGTTCTATTATTCCCATGACACTGTTCATTTACAGTTGTTCAAGTACTCAAGGCCGGGCACTGGTGAGCATTGGTCCGAAAAATGTGCAGCAGAGCTATGCCATCTGCTTAACATTCCGCACGCCAGCTATGATTTAGCTAAGTACAATGATAGATTTGGTGTGGTAACGGAGAACCTTATACCTGTTGGTTTCAGAATGGTGATGGGAAACGAGGTTCTTCATAGTTCGACGGCAGACTATCCTCAACCCTTGCAACTGGGCGAGAAGCCAGTAAGGGTTAGAGAGCATACGGTAACAAGAGTTTTGGGCTGCTTAGATAAGGAATCTATCCAGCCACCGCCGAGTGCATATGACCTCTTAGGGTTAAATGCTGCAGATGTGTTCTGTGGATATTTGATGCTAGATGCACTGGTTAGCAATCAGGATCGCCATCATGAAAATTGGGCGATTATGCTTAACAATGAAACTGGTGAGCAGTTTTTGTGTCCAACTTATGATCATGCTGCCAGTTTAGGAAGGGAGATGTTAGATAATGAACGTTATGAACGTCTTAATACTAAAGATAAAAACCGTCAAATCCCCTGCTTTGTGAGAAAGGCTCGCTCAGAGCTGTTCAAAGCTAAAACAGATAAGAAGCCCTTGTTTACAGTTGAAGCATTTCAACATGCAGTCGAGGGAAGAGTTGCAGCTCGCGACCATTGGCTGGGTAAGCTGAGCGCTTTAACAGAAGATTCCATTACGGATGTGTTTAACCAAGTGCCTGCATCGTGTATCTCTGAGTGTGCACGCGAATTTGCAGCGTTAATGGTAATGGAAAATCGTAGAAGGCTACTAGAGAATGACTAATACAAACTCCGTTTACGTTGCATGGCAAGCTCCAGACACTAGAGACTGGCACGTTGTCGGCAATTTGCAAGAGCGCAATTCGGGGTATGTTTTTAAGTACACCAAGGGTGCTCTTAAATCTGCAAAATTTACCAAGTTTAGTGGCATGACTGATGTCCGAGAAACCTATGTATCGGAAGAGTTGTTCCCTCTCTTTAAAAATCGCCTTTTGTCTCCTCGACGTCCAGAGTATCCAAGTTTCATTAAGTGGCTTGGACTTGAGGATGATAGTGTAAATCCTATCGATATTTTGGCCCGCTCTGGTGGGTTAAGAAGTACTGATCAGCTACAGATTTTCAAAAAACTTGAAGTAGATTCCGAGGGTAGATTTGAACATTTCTTCTTTTTGCATGGCCTAAGCTATCTAAATCCCATGGCGAATGAACGAGTATCAGAGCTGAAACCGGGGCAAATTTTACGCCTTTGCTTAGATCTTCAAAATGAATATGACGGTGACGCTGTTGTAGTTCGTGCCGACAAGCCGGCAGAAATTATCGGCTATTGCCCTAGGTATTTATGTAATGATATTAAGAAGATGCTGCTAAGTGATTCAAAAGCAATCACTTTAACAGTCGAGAAAATTAGCGACGATGCTCCGCATAACTATCGTTTGCTATGTAAATTATCTGGAACGCTACATCCGTCTTGTCAGTCGACGCTGATTCTTCAGGATGAGTTCGAAGCTATCGAATAGCAGGGAAAAGCCACCTTTCGGTGGCTTTTTTATTCCTGCTTTATCTCAAGATTGTACGGTTCAAAGCGGATAACATCTTTCCCGATCCATTCATTTAGCTCCTGTAGCCGTTTCTGCAGCGGCATCAGCTCGTTGCGGACAAAGACACGGCTGGCCTTCTCCACATCCCCAAATCCACCAACATTATTAGGCATGATCCCCATCATCTGCGGCGGAACGCGGTGTGCTGCCATCATGTCATCGCGGCTCACGTTCTTGATGTTCAAAAACTCATCCTTAGCTGCAACCTCCGAAAGTGGAATGATTTGGATGCCGTCCTTTTTACCGTTGGGCGAGTACATAAACAGGTTGCGGAAGTTGCCCGGCCCTTTGGCGCTTTTCATGGCCTGGCGGATGTTGTTCACGTCCTCCTGGTTCTGCGCGGCGTCAGTCATGTACATGATGAAGCCTGCGTGGCTACCGTTAATGTAGTACTTCCGGCGGAACAGTGTTGCGGACTCATTCAGCAGGGCGGAAGGGATAGCTGACAGATATTCCGGCAGACCGTAAATCTCCTGGTTTAAATCCGGCTCCATCAGGTGAAAGATGCTGCCTTTGGTGAACTCGTAGGGCTGCGTGGTTAGGCCGTATTGCACAAACCAGTAGGTGTCTAAATCGATCCCGCGGCGGGTGTATTTCGCCAGTGATGGCTCCAGCGACAGAATGCCGCCGAGTCGGTTGGTGCGCTTCTCCAGATAGGCATTACCGAATACCAGATAGTCCTGCACAAACCGGCTGAACGCCTGCTGGCTAAGAAGTGGATGCGGGATAAAGGTGCTGGTCAGAATGTTGCGTTTTACCGCAATGGGAGAGCTGTGATGCACTGCGGCACGGTAGGTTCGCGCCAGCCCGTCAAAGCTTACTGGCGGCTCATACCAGCGGTCCATCTGCACGCATTCCACATAGTCCAGCAGCTCGCGGCGGTCCAGCACCGGGATTGGATCACCAAAGCTGAAAGCCTCGGCAGTTACGTCTGCGTTTTTAGGCGCCATATCTTCTGTTGGCGTTGTGCTGGTTAAGGCTTCGAGCTCACTCATCAAAAAATCTCCACAATGTTGCTGGTATTGGCGGATTCGCCCTGCAGCGGTTCGTTAAACAGTGCGTGCATCGTTGCCCAGGCCAAATCTGCGTGGCTGGCCTCTTCGCTGCGGCTGGCTTCATAGGTTGGACGGTTGCCGCTGGCGGTGGTGGCGCGGCGGATAGCCATAAAGGACTGCGCAATGTCGGTGTGCCCGGCATCAAACTCCAGACGGCGGTGGCTGATAATGTCGTACGCCTTGAGCACCAGGGCATTTTTGACGTTAGGGTTGTAGACAAACTCCCGCACGGCAGGAAAGAACGCTTTTACGTTCTCATAAACACCGTGCCCGACGCCGGTCGAGTCGATGCCGATATAGGTCACGTTGTACTGCTGCGTCAGTTTTTTGATAGCATCAGCCTGGGCGCGAAAGTCCATCCCGCGCCACTGATGACGCTCCAGAATTCGGAACTTCCCGCCAGGTACAGTTGGCGGTGCCATAACCACGCAGCCTGCGCTGTCACCGTTCTGCGTACCTTTTGCCGGGTCATAACCGATCCACACTTCGCGCCAGCCAAACGGGCGCAGCGCCAGCGCCTGAAAATCGGTCCAGACTTCCCAGCTGTCCACCATGCACGCCTGCAGCTCGCTGAGCGGGAACACGGACGCGAGATCGTCCACGAACTCACACATCAGCAGGTTCTGGTATTCGTCCGGGCTGTACTCCATGCGCAGCTGGTCGAGGTCGAACAGGTTACAGCCGCCGCGCACCGCATCCTCCACGGTGACGATCTGGCGGTACTGCCCGTCAGGGCAGAGCAGGCCGCGCGCAAGGTTGCTGTGGGTCAGGTCAATATCCACCTTGTCCGCTTTGGCACGGCCCCGGTTAAACAGCGTGCCGGACCAGAACGGATAGGCACTGTGGGTCAGGCTGGACGGCGTGGAAAAGTAGGTTTGTCGCCATTTCTTGTGAATGGCCATACCGGAGGCCACCTTGCGCAGTTCCTGGAATTTCGGTATCCAGAAATATTCATCAAGGTACAGGTTGCCGTGGTAGCTCTGCGCCGTACGGGCGTTGGTGCCGAGAAAGTACAATGCTGCGCCATTGGGTAGCACCATAGGATCGCCTTTCAGCTCCACCTCAACTTCTTTGGCAAAGTCGATGATGTACTGCTTAAAGACGTGCGCCTGTGCCTTACTGGCAGAAAGGAAAATCTGGTTGCGTCCGGTCAGCAGGGCGTCAATCAATGCTTCACGGGCAAAATAAAACGTGGCGCCAATCTGGCGCGACTTGAGCAGATTACGGATGCGGTTTGTTTTTCCTGCTTCAAACCAGTGACGCTGATAGTCGAACATTGAGGCGTGGAAGACTTCTTCCAGCTTTTCGATCTGTTCGTCGGTGAAAACGTTCTTTTCCGGCTGCCTGCGCGGACCTTTGTTACGGTTGGCTACTTTCGGGTTTAAATCAGCTTCGTTCCCGCCGTCGTTAAATTTGCCGATCCGGGCGTGGCGCTCTGACTGGCGCGCCAGCAGGTCAATTTCCTTGAAGTCTTTCCCTTCTTTCTGCTCCTTCATGATGAGCTGGCAGTAACGTGCGGCGGTGGTGAGCTGCATCTGATCCAGCGGCCCATAGTCGCCCCACTTGTCGCGTTTTTTCCAGCTGTGAACGGTTGCAACTTTTTCGCCCAGCATTTCAGCAATGCGGGCTACGCGGTATCCCTGAAAGTACAGCAGCATGGCCTGCCGACGGGGATCGAGGTCTGCGGGGGTCAGTGTCGTGTTCATGGCCCAAACATACGGCCTTGTATGGCGGCTTTCCCCGGCTGCGTTTTGTGTGGTTTACCGTACAAATACAGCGCGTTGTCTCACTCCCCCCATCACCGCAAACATAAGGCTCCAGTAAGTTATTTCTAACGGAGCACGGCTCATGACAGTGAAAGCAAAGCGTTTCCGTATCGGGGTGGAAGGTGCCACCACTGACGGGCGCGAGATCCAGCGTGAATGGCTGGTACAGATGGCTGCCAGCTACAACCCGACGGTCTATACCGCGCTGATTAACCTTGAGCACATCAAGTCTTATCTGCCGGAGAGCACGTTTAACCGCTATGGCAGGGTGACGGGGCTGGTTGCAGAAGAAATCCAGGACGGCCCGCTGGCGGGCAAGATGGCACTTTATGCCGATATCGAACCCACTGACGCCCTGGTGGAACTGGTGAAAAAAGGCCAGAAGCTTTTCACCTCCATGGAGGTCAGCACTAAGTTTGCCGACACCGGCAAAGCCTACCTTGTGGGGCTGGGGGCGACAGACGATCCTGCGAGCCTTGGCACCGAAATGCTGGCTTTCAGCGCCAGCGCCGCACATAACCCGCTGGCAAACCGTAAGCAGAACCCTGAAAACCTGTTTTCGGAAGCGGTTGAAACGCTGATCGAACTTGAAGAAGCCCAGGACGAAAAGCCATCCCTCTTTGCCCGCGTCACCGCGCTGTTCACCAAAAAAGAGCAGACCGACGATGCGCGATTCTCTGATGTGCATAAAGCCGTGGAGCTGGTCGCTACTGAGCAGCAGATCCTGAGCGAGCGCACTGATAAATCCCTGTCCGAACAGGACCAGCGCCTTTCTGAGCTGGAGTCCTCCCTGCAGGAGCAGCAGACCGCCTTTGCCGAGTTACAGCAGCAGCTGAGCCGTGAAGACAGCCGCAAAGATTACCGCCAGCGCGCGCCGGGCGGTGACGCACCGGCAGGCACCCTGACCAATTGCTGATGGAGCATAAAACCCGATGAAAAAGAAAACCCGCTTTGCCTTTAACGCTTACCTGCAGCAACTGGCGCGCCTGAACGGTGTGGAAGTTGAAGAACTGTCCAGCAAGTTTACCGTGGAGCCGTCCGTGCAGCAGACGCTGGAAGACCAGATCCAGCAGTCCGCCGCTTTCCTGACGCTGATTAACATCACGCCGGTCACTGAGCAGTCAGGACAGTTGCTGGGGCTGGGCGTGGGCAGCACCATTGCCGGAACCACCGATACCACCACCAAAGAGCGTGAGCCTACCGATCCGACGCTGATGGAAGACGTGGAATACAAATGCGAGCAGACCAACTTTGATACGGTGCTGACCTACGCAAAACTGGACCTGTGGGCGAAATTCCAGGACTTCCAGGTGCGTATTCGCAACGCCATCGTCAAGCGTCAGGCGCTGGACCGCATCATGATCGGCTTTAACGGCGTGAAGCGCGCCAAAACCTCCAACCGTGCTGAAAACCCGCTGCTGCAGGACGTCAATAAAGGCTGGCTGCAGAAAATCCGCGAAGACGCGCCGGATCACGTCATGGGCAGCAAAACCGCAGAAGACGGCACCACTACTGCAGAACCGGTAAAAGTAGGTCCGGGTGGTAAGTATGTAAATCTTGACGCGGTGGTGATGGATACCGTCAACGAGCTGATCGATGTGGAGTATCAGGATGATGACGAGCTGGTTGTTGTCTGCGGACGTGAACTGCTGTCTGACAAGTATTTCCCGCTGGTCAACAAAGAGCAGGACAACAGCGAGAAAATCGCCGCCGATCTGATCATCAGCCAGAAACGCATGGGCGGCCTGCAGGCTGTGCGCGCGCCTTTCTTCCCGGCAAATGCCCTGCTGATCACCCGTCTGGATAACCTGTCCATCTACTGGCAGGAAGACACCCGCCGCCGTTCAGTTATCGACAACCCGAAACGCGACCGGATTGAAAACTTTGAATCCGTCAACGAGGCGTATGTGGTCGAGGACTACCGCTGCGCGGCACTGGTGGAAAACATCGAAATCGGTGATTTCACCCCGCCTGCAGCAGAAACAGGAAACGGAGAGTAACGCATGAGCCTGAGTCCCGCACGGCAGCACCGCCTGCGCATTCAGGCCGAACAGGCCGCCCGTGAGGGCGGCAGTGTTCGCCATGCGTCGGGTTATGACCTGATGCTGCTGCAGCTGGCAGAAGATCGCCGCAGGCTTAAAGGCATCCAGTCCACGGTGAAAAAGGCGGAAATCAAGGTGGAGCTGCTGCCGAAATATTCTGCCTGGGCAGAGGGCGTGCTGGCTGCCGAAGGCGCGCAGCAGGATGACGTGCTGATGTACGTGATGCTGTGGCGTATCGACGCCGGTGATTATGCCGGTGCGCTGGAAATCGGGCGTCATGCGCTGCGCCATGGCTGGGTGATGCCGCTGGGCAACCGTAACGTGCAGACCGTGCTGGCAGAAGAAATGGCAGACGCGGCGCAAAGCGCTCTGCTTGCTGCTGCCGGTTTTGATGCCGATCTGCTTCTGCAGACGCTGGACCTGACAACCGATCTGGATATGCCGGACCAGTCGCGGGCGCGACTGCATAAAGCCATCGGCGCTGTACTGAGCGAAAGCAACCCGGCGTCTGCCCTGAATCATCTTACCCATGCGCTGCAGCTTGATCCCCGCTGCGGTGTGAAAAAAGAAAAGCAGCAGCTGGAGCGCAGACTGCGCAATGACAGCCGCTAAAGAACGTGCCCCGCGCACGGGCGGCACGGGATGGCGAAAGGCACTGCCACATCAAAATTCCGTCCACCGCCCACTTATTCAGGAGAAAGCCGCATGAAGTTTGTTGCGCCCGAACAGGTGCCGGAACAGGCGGAGGTCATCAAAAATACGCCGTTCTGGCCTGATGTGGACCTGTCGGAATTTCGCAGTGTGATGCGAACTGACGGCACGGTGACGCAGCCGCGTTTAAAGCAGGTTGTGCTGACGGCTATTTCTGAGGTTAACGCTGAGCTGTACGACTTCCGCAACCGCCAGCAGTTGCTGGGCTACCGGGCACTGGCTGAGGTTCCGGCGGATATGCTGGACGGCAAAAGCGAGCGTATCCGGCACTACCACAACGCCGTTTTTTGCTGGGCGCGTGCTGTGCTCAATGAGCGTTATCAGGACTATGACGCCACGGCGTCAGGCGTGAAGCGAGGGGAGGAGCTGGCGGAGGCCAGCGGCGATCTGTGGCGTGATGCCCGCTGGGCTATCAGCCGGGTGCAGGATGCGCCGCACTGTACGGTGGAGCTTATCTGATGAAAGTGCGTGCGCATCAGTATGACACGGTGGACGCGCTTTGCTGGCGTCATTACGGGCGCACGCAGGGTGTCACTGAGCAGGTTCTGCAGGCAAATCCGGGGCTGGCTGAGTACGGCCCATTTTTACCGCACGGGCTGCAGGTGGAGCTGCCGGACATTACGGCGTCAACCACGGCGCAGACCGTCCAGCTATGGGACTGAATTATGACGCTTGAACGAATCAGCGCCTTTATCACTTACTGCATCGCCGTGCTGCTGGCATGGCTGGGCGATCTGTCGCTCAAGGACGCGTCAACGGTTGGCGGCGTACTGATTGGTGTGCTGATGCTGGCTATCAACTGGTACTACAAACACCAGTCTTTCAAATTGTTACGTGGCGGCAAAATTTCGCGGGGGGAATATGAATCCTTCAATCGTTAAGCGCTGCATTGTTGGGGCGGTGCTGGCTATCGCCGCCACGCTGCCCGGTTTCCAGTCGCTTCATACCTCCGTTGAGGGGCTGAAACTGATCGCCGATTACGAGGGATGCCGCCTGCAGCCTTATCAGTGCAGCGCGGGCGTCTGGACTGACGGGATCGGCAATACGTCCGGTGTGGTGCCG